CCAGGCGCAGTGGAAAGTATTTGTCTGAGGTCATCAAGCCTCTGGTCAACAACTGACTTCTGTTTCTCTAAATTTTCCTGTCGCTTGGTATATTCAGCGTGACTCATACTTGACCGGAAAATTGCGCGGTTATCTGGTCAAGAGCATTGCCACCCTCTGGGGTTTCAGTTTCGCTCACAGTCTTCATGGTTTCAGCACTCCTTTGGATTTCCATAGCCCGCTGTTCTTTTGCTTGGGCTTCTGCGCGTTTCTTCCTGACAATAGCCACCTCAGCATTTGCCATAATCAAGGAAGGTGCTACCCCAAGCATATCAGCATAGGCGTCCACAATCTCATCACCTTTCATCTTGTCAAGGATAGCCGGGTTGAATTGAGCCATACCCCCAACTGTTCCAAGGAGCCTATCTATTGACCCGATACCAACCGATTTCTGTGCCTGGGCCAGCATGGATACATATTCCACGTTGATTTCCTGTCCTTGCATTTCTTCCGGTGGGGGTGGGAATAAATTAGCCGCCAAAGCATATTCAAAGACATTATCAATCAATGGGTCGAGCAGTTCATTCTGATTTCGCTCTAAGACAGGGCCGAGAATGAGCAGTTTTTCTTCATGCTTTTCTTGAATCTCTCGGGCTGTCTCAGGCTGAATTCTATCCTGGGAAGAAATCATTTGGAACATATCCACAAAAAAGGCGGAATTGATTCGCCCGCGAATGTCCACAATGTCTTCCAGAAGATGGCTGAGGTTGAGGTTCACTTCAAATGCTGACCTGATTCCACCGGTTGGTTGTGCCGGGTCATAGTAGCTTGAACCACCGGGTAGAACATCTTCCATTCCACGCAACGCAGTAGGGATTTGTAGAGGCGGGTCTGCCTGGTAGTCAATGCCTTTGGCTTTCTTGAGCTGATTATCTTGGAGTTGGAGAATATCACCAAGGGCAGTCATCCCAGGACAGTCTGAACCATAGACATCCCCACCCCTGACAATCCACCTTGGTGTCAATACCGGGAAAGAATCAAAGCCTCCTTCCCTCAAGGTGAGGTTGTCATCCTGTCCAACTTCAATGTGAATAGATTCCCAGGGCTTGTTGGTACGGTCATTTTTGGTGATGTCCCTATTTTTATCCTTCCTGGGTTGGATACAATGAAGAACGGTCACCCATTCGTCTTTCATCCCACGGTCCCAAAGGCTCTTGGTTGATTCACTAACAGCCCCCATGCCATATTCCTGAACCAAGGGGCCAATCTGCATCTGGAATTCACGATAGATGGTATCAACCACATAGCGGTTGCTTTGGGCAAGCCAGAATTCCCCAACCGTTTGCGGATACATTCTGATAAAATCCTTGAAGTCAGGCAAGATAAAGGAACAAGCTGTCCCAAATGCACCCATTTCTTCATACATTCCATGTAGCACCCGATAGGTATTGGAACGGGAAAAGAGGTCACGCATAACATCTGCGGCTTCTTCCAGCCATTCTTTGACAGGATGGAATTTGGTGAGGTCCCTATCCGTAAGCGATAGGTTGAACCACTTGCGGGCAGGGGAACTCATGCCAGCCATCATGCCCGCGGCTAGAACATTCAATGCTCTGCCCCCGGTTGAATCATAGATTGAAGTGTTCCGCCTGGTTCCTTCATTCCGGTCTTCAAGGAAATAGCGCCCTGACCTGGGAAGAAGGTTATCAGTTATATCCTTCCAGTGCTTGAAGTAGGATTCCCGTTCTAGCTTGAGGCTCCCAAGTCTCCTTAAATAGACTTCATTGCGTTCTGCCATTTATCAACTCCCACTTAGAAGGCTAGTTCCAAATTCTTGTTCATCATCAGGGGAACCACCAGAACCAGTCAATAAGGTCTGGCTAGCTTGAGGTCCGGACTTTCTTGCCGCCGCCTGGGCAATCTTAATGGCTGAACTGGAAGAAGTATCAGCCGCCTTTCTAGCCCTCTGGATGGATGCTTCTTCAAATGCACTCGTTTGGGGCTGCTGTTGCATCTGCTGTTGCTTTGGGGCCATGCTTGAAAGCACCTGTCCCGCCACGACAATCCCAGCGGTAGCCGTAACAGCAAAGGTTAATGACCCCACAGCACCAAAGCAATTACAATCCCTAGCAAACATCCTTATGACATCATCTTCATTCAGCAATAGCATTGGCATTCTCCTTACAAAGCCAGTAGTTTTCAGATATAGCAACACCTTGGTCAGTGGCTTGCTTATGCAATTCATCAATCCATTCCTGCTTGCATTCCCTTGGGTCTTTGCCCCAGATTTCAGGGATGACAGCTATTACATCAATCCCAGATAGGTCAACCTGCCCCACCCGGCCAGTGATAGGGCCAAAGGATACCATCTTGAGCTTGGCCTTTATATTCCTAAGTGAATCAATTCTCCATTTATACCGAGATTCTTCTACCCCAACAATGATGACCACGTTATCAGCCCAGGTGAATGGAAGGGCTTCAAGCCTTTCAACGCGCTTGGTTCCCATTTCAAAGGATATTTGTGGGTTGTCCTTCATAACCTTGGCAACCCTAAATACCTTTTCATAGCGGATGGCTTCGTGTAAAAGGTCAGAACCAGGGGCTACAATACAAGTCCCGGATGTCCAAAACGATGGTTCCGTTAAGCGTTCCACGTGAAACGTTGGATGATAGTCCAAGCCATCTTGCTTGTAATTCCAATAAGTTGGGCAGTTCTTACACCCTGGTGTCAAGCGTTCACACCCGGTCACAATCTGCCATTCATGAACTAGATTTTCCATGCACTCATAATATTAGGTTTAGTTGATAACATTAGACTATCTGCCCCCTGAGACAGAATGCCTGTGGTAAACGATTGGATGCCAACTGTGATACCGTTTGACAACCGGCCGGCAACTGGATTGCAGGCTTCCGCCTTCATAGTCACAAGGTCACCAGGAAGAAGGGCTTTGGTTCTTATTTGCTTCATTTCATAGCGTCCTGCTATTCTTTCCCATGTTTCCTGAACAGACCCACCATTAGAATAGTTCTTCATCAACGCAAAGGCTGGAAGGATTTTGTTGTACTTGCCCCGGAAGTATTCAACCACATCAACCCCGGTAATGATTCTAATGGAATCACCTACAAACATACAACAATCAGTGGTCCCCCACTCAAAAGCCTTGTCATGCCTTTCAAGAAGGTAATTTTCTAGTTTAGCTGCCCACCCATCAACACGCTCCATTAGCCCCCAAGTATAGTCTTTTGAAAGTTGAGTTCTTCATCTTTGAGGCCAGCAGTTCCCCCAGCGGTGAATAAGCCAGTTGGGGGCGCCACCCCCACAGCTTCCTTGGTCTGGCCTTGTCTTCTAATGACACCACTCTTGGCTGCCCGGGTTGCTTGCCTCTGAATAACAGGTTCAGGGGTGATAGCTTCTTGAATAGGTTGAACAGGTGGTGCTTGTCTCCTTGGCTTAGATGGACTGATTAGATTTCCAACGGCCTTAAAAGGTGCAGCAACGGCCTTAGCAATGAATCCCATAACTACGCTCCAATTAAGGTTTTCTTCCCAACGTTTGCTTTCAATAGGTTGCCACGCCGGTCTTTGCTTCGCTCCTTGTTTCTAGTGGCAAATGACCAACTTGTTGCCACTGCCCTGCCAGATGGGCGGCTTGAAGGTTGTTCCCCCCGGTTGGATGAAGATGAAGGGCTAATCCTTGTGGCTGGTTCCCTCCGAAAGTTCCCAGCGGAATCAATCTCACCCCTTTCCCTTGCAGAAGTTACCCTTTGAAGCCCAGTTGCATTAAACCAGAGCATTGATTCGTCGCCAGGTCTACTCCTTACTAAAGACTTTTCATCTTCCGTAAAGAGCCTATTGCTAGTCGTGTCCCTCATGCTGTCTAAAAAAGCATCTTGGAGTTTACCAGATTGCCCCCTTACCCCTCCAGACATTAAAGCCATTCCAGGCATTAGCGGTTCCTCTTATATGGATTATAGTCCCGACGCTTGTTTCTATTATCTGACCTATCCTTGGGGAGTCCTTTGGGGGCAACAGGGTAGGCGAAGGTTAATGCCAGGGCATCAGCCATGTCCGGGGAAGCCAAGCCACGCTTCTTCATGTCTTCCTTCTTTTCAAGCTGAATCTTATTGGTGGGAGTGAAGCTATATTCCAAACCAATAAGGTCATCAACTAATTCATTATTGTTATCAGGGATGGAACCAAGGTCTAGCCAGTCCCGCATATTGCCCCACATCTCCGCTCTTTTATTATTATAGCGAATATCTTCGGCTTTACTACCAAAATTCACCTCAGTAACTTGATGAACTAAAAGGTCTTGGAGTCGGTCTACTACGCCTCCGCCAACGCCTCCACCGTCAACAAATACTTTATCCGCCTGGTGGACACGGACAAGTTCGGCAACTCTAGCTGCCAGTTGCATTGTGGACAGTCCTCTATAATGAGTCCATTCAATAGTTCGCGCATCTCTACCGCGTCTAAAACAAACGACACTTTGGTCATCTCCAAATCTTGCAACGTCCACCCCCATGATTAAAGGTTCTTCCAAGTAGGACTTGGCTGGCCTTGCTAATGAGTCATCAACCAAATACCCAGGAATAAACTGCATGGAAGACTGCGAAGGAAAGATTCCTCGTACACGAATTTTTACGAAATCACTGTCCTCACCATAGTCATCCACCCATTCATTGAGCTTCCGTTTATCCGTCATCTTGCAGTTGCGTGAATCTATCTGCCTGTTGACCCAGCGGTGTTTCCTCTTGCCAAAGCATTCACGGAACCTTCCAGTATTCCGGGTCGGGTTCCCAAAGACAAGCCATATTGACCCACGCGTGGTCATTGCCCCCTCAGATACTTCCCAAATGGCGTCAGGGATGGAAGATGCTTCATCATAAATGATTAAGACCTCACCATGCTGGCCTGCAAATGCTTCTGAATTGCGTTCTGACCAGGGGATGGCGGAACAGTACCAGGTTTCAGGTGATGCCACATGATAGAACTTGGTGGCTGTCCATTCAAACCAGGGCTTAATGATGCTCCTGGAATGCCAGAGAGCGAGTTCCCTCCAGGTCTTCGTTTCCAACTGCTGTTTGGTGTTGGCGGTGACCACTCCGTTCAGGTTCTTCCGGGTTGCCATTTGGTGCATTATCATCCAAGCGGTGACTGCTCCCTTCCCAATTCCATGACCAGAAGCGGTGGAACACTGATAGGCCTTGCCTTCCCCGGTGCGGATATGTTCACCAATATCATTAAGGAGATCCTCCTGCCAACCATCTGGCCCTGTATGTCCGAGCAGGTCACCTTCACCCCAAGGGAAGATATACTTGACAAACCCAAGTGGGTCATCAGCAAATTGAGCAATATCCTGGACCAGTTCCTGTCCTAATGGTGGCGCGGTCATGGTAGTCATAATGCCTTAGCCTCTTTTCTTTTCTGTTGTATCTCCCAGTCCCTAATCCAATCAAAGCGTTCACGCTCTTCTTTGTGTTGCCGCTGGGTTTGTTCTAATAGCATAGGGGCAAACCTTCGATGGCTACCCATTCTCGTTTTATGCCTTAGCTTGCGGAGAGCCTTAGCTTCAATCTGACGGATTCTTTCCTGGGTCACCCCAAACCTATCACCAATAGCCTTCAAGGACTGGGGTTCATTACCATCCAGCCCAAACCGCAATACTAGACATTCTTCTTCACGGCTTGCAAGGTTATGAATTTTCTCCCTAAGCAAATCCACGGTATCCTGGTCATCTTCGGTTGGACCAAGTAAATGGTCAGTGGACATTTCACCTGTAAGCTGTTCCATATCCTCCAGGTCCATTTCTATTTCAGCCCTGTTCTTTTCTAGGGGCTTTAAAATGTGTTGTTCAGGGAATAGCATCTCCGGGGCAACCTTCAAGGTCTTGGCTATCTTTAAAACAGCGGCGGACCAATTATTACGCTCTGACCAGGGGGATTGTAGCAAATTAAGATACTTACCAATGGCTGTTTGGTTCACCCCAGAAGCCCGGTACAAATCCGCAGCTGTTTCCATTCCATTCGCCCGCATAATACTAAGCATCGGACCATTCTTGACCTTAAACTGTATCACATAGTCTTTAACCATCATCATCCTCCCTTTTAGCCTTCAATCTCCGGTAACCCGGCGCGTCTCTTGGCTGCATTTAATTCCAAAATGTTAATGTGCATTTCAGCAATATTATTAATTGTCCCCCCATCAGGGGCTATTAGCTTGAGCCTGTCGTACTCCATTTTTAAAGCAGGTAGTTTGTTATACAATTTTAGTTTCATGGCTAATCCACCCCCATCTGGGAGCTGATAGGTGGTGACTTCCTGCACAGCCTTGAAGAATCCCGGAGGAATATCCTTCTTAGCCTTGAAGACAAATTCCCCATCACCATTCATTTCCATGCCATCAAGGATATTGGATTGAGCCAGGGCTTTGACTTCCAGCTTGGCTTCCCTAGCTGTCATTCCACAATCTTCATCAATCTTTTCAAGGCCTTGGTCAATTAATGGTCTAATTCCATCATGTTTCAACAACCTCGGTCCTTGTGAATAGGCGGTTTTTGCACTATAACCCGCTCTAATTGCTGCTTGTGTAGCATTCTTATCCACCAAATATTCTGAAACAAAGTTCTTTTGCTTTTTGTTGAGCTTAGTCTTCTTTTTCTTCCCCATCACCCCACCCCTAAAATTCATCAAACATATTTTCTGCTTTAGTCTTGATGGTCTTGACCTTCCCTGGGCCTTGTGTTCTAAACTTGGGAAGTTTTGTCTTGCGTTGAGCCATATCTGGCTTTTTCTTCTTTGGTGCTACTTGTTTATTCTTTTTAGTGCCTTTCAATAACTGTGAATCGTCATGGTCAGTCATTTAGCTTTTCTCCAATTATGGGGCTGGTTGCGGTTAGACACGAAAGAGTTTCCGCAACAACTCAACTAATGTAGCGGTCATATCAGCCCCGGCATTCAAGGTCTTGCAGGGGTTCACCACAACCTTGCGGTCATGAAGGTACTTAGAGAGACCTTGTGGCTCCCCCACAATTACAGATTGTTCATCCTTTCCCCTTTAGGATAATTCTACGGGTACTGGGTTTTCTGGTAGGTCTTTTCACTGGGGGTTTATGTCTTCCACCTTTTCCATGCTTTGGCATATCATTCTCCTATGTTTGCTTGTGGGCGGGGCGGCTAGCCAGAGGAGGAGACGACTGACCAACCAGCCCCTATGTTGCCCGCTTTAAGCGGACTACATTTTATCAATCTTATTTAAACTTCTTGCACTTGAGCTTTATATAATCATATTCCACGCAAAGTCGGTGCGTCTTTTTCGACATCCAAATCCATTCACTGGTTCCTTCTATTTTATACGCCATCGGTGTTCGCTTTGTAAGGTATTCATGTGCAAACCATCCGGACCTGGTGAGCCACCGGAGTTCGTCCGTTTTGTCCACTTCCACCACTGCATTACAACCTGAAGCGGGCCCCCAGGCAAGTATCGAATAGCGATACGAAATACCCGGATACGAAACAACCATAGTTCTATCGGGAGCCGGACCCCAATCCAAAAGCTCATTAAACGGGGGGACCTGCAGGGGTTCACTTGTAGAACCCTTCCCGGTCAGGACCAGCGTGCCCAGTATAACGCATATCAAACTCACGCAACCGATCACTATTATTTTCGTATAAGTTTTCAGGTTCCCTCAACTCCTCTCGCACCAGCTTGCCATTCCTGTCATACGTTCGGCAGGGGAAGTAAACCGGCATATCAATACTCCTTCTGAACCGCCAACCACTAGAATCCCCGCCTAAGTGGCATGGGTAGTCAGCGCGTCCATCGGGACGTTGGGTTATCATTCTTGCAATATCCTGATTTGTTTTTCATATTTTTCACGCAATCGTTTTTCAACAACCCAGGAATGACCAATAATGTCACGGGTGCAGGCGCGATAATCATAGTAACCATGTGGTGCTAGTTCCTTGACACAACCAGGAACTTCTGGTGTCGCATATAATTCACTAGTCTTTCCTGGGCTTGTGTAACACGCTTGGAGGAGAAACAGGAACCCCACCAAGCTTATCAAGTATACTATCCGTTTCAATATCATGGCTATGTCCCAGTTTGCGGAGTTTCCCCCTAGTTTCTAGCGCGTTCTCCAGTTCTTCAACTTGGTCAGCCTTCTTACCCTGGCGGTACAGCCACAAGCCGCCCCCAGCCAAGATAAGAAGGGTTAGAAGTGTCATCATTTCTTGTCGTCCTTGTTTTTATCCCTAAAAATATTAAGCCCGGCGATATTTATGCCCTTGAGCAACCCATTTATTAGCGGGGTCATCTTCCCAAACCATTCATCATCAATCTTGGTTGGAGTCCAAAAGGTGATTAACTTCGCCATGCCTATTACTAAAACAGCTATCTGCAACCAAGCAGGCATTCCGTTATACATTGCCATAAACTCATCCATTTAGTAACCCTCCGAAATCGGGAATAGGAATTTTTGGCATCCCATTACCCGGTAAATAAATTCACGGAAGCCAGCTGAGCTACGCTCAACCATGCCATCCATGCCAAACCCTTCTGCCACAAGGATGCAACCGCTCGTGTTTCGATTCCAATTTCCTTTGTGTAGAAGTATATCCGTACGTCCTGGAATGGGGTCTCCGCCGGGGAGGAAGATTTCAAATGTATCACCGAACCGAGGTGAATCAGTTCGTCGTGCCTCGTAAACTCCTGCCGGAATACAGGATAAGAAAGGAGTGGAGTCTCCATTTTCAAGTGGGACCCAGGGAGGTTCAAGTGTAACGCAGAACGGATAATCCCCATCCAACAGGACGCCATAAGTGCCAAGTTGGTTATTAGATGAAATTCTCTTGAGAGTGATTATTTTTTCCATAATTCAATACCTTATTTTTACCTTAAACTATTCATTTTGTTTGGTCAACCTGGTTGACCCAAATAGAACAGGATTGCTTTCCTGGCTTCCCCCCAGGAATGGCAAACCACACAATAATAGTTGGCTTCCTCTAATTCTGAAAGCCATTCCTTCTGGTCTTTGGTGGGTTTGTTCTTCCCAAACTTCATTTCAATAAACATCCCGCCCCAGGGTATCCCCTTGTGGTGCTTCTGAACCGCTAGGAACAGGTCCGGGACGCCACGTTTCAGGCCTTCTGCGACTTCCCACCAGCCGTTTTTTCTCTTGCCGCCATTGGGAATTGCGAACAGCATCTTGAGTTCCGGCAGCCATCTTTCATTTTCCACCGCCCAGGAAACCAGACGAACCTGTTCTTGATGCTCACTCATTCTTTTTCACCATCATTCCCCCAATGGTCCAGTAATTCCTGCCATCCACATAATTGTCCGGATGTTCTGGGGTGCGGATTGACCTGACCATTTTGACCACATTCATATTCATTGCCCCAAGATGTCCAAGTTCCCCTGGGGTGGGGTCCCTCCCCCTATCAGCACAGGTCTGGAATAAATACATAAAATTCAACCACTGCTGACATCCTATTGTTTCCCACATGGGTTCTACTGGACCATATATTTCAGCCCTTTCCCGTAAAACTTCATCATCAGTTAGCCCGGTTTTCTGACAATCATGCTCCCTTGCAACAACAAGAGTCATGTCTTTTTCCCCGCATAATGGGCAACTTATATCATCTATCCCTAAATCATCAACATCCATAATCCACCCCCACTAATCTTTCAAACAGAACCCGGAGTGCAATCGCTCCAGTAGTTGGCACGACTCCATTTCCCA